GTTTCACACCGAGGACGGATTAGAGGATGAATGGGGCGTCGCCGTCCGGCTCCACTGCAGCACGATCGCGTTCGTTCCGGACGACGTGGACGCTCCCGTCCGCATCTCTCTCGCGGGCTTCGATACGGCGACTACGCGCAACAGGCTCGACGCCATCGTCTGGGAGTTCTGCGGCGTGCACGTCTTCCGCGCCAGCGGTCAAACCGTGCTGCGCGCGCGCGGGAAGCAGCCGCGGCCTCTGCCTCTCACTGGCTGGACTGAGGTGGATCGCAAGCAACTGTGGCGCAGGAACGCGCCTGGAATTCCTGTGATCCCGTCGCGCAGACGTTGACAGAGGCACATTGTCCGGTCACCATGAGCACACCAACCCGCGCAGACTACGCCCGATGGGGCGTGACGCACGCAGAGATTTGCCCCGCGGTCCCCGGCTTCGCCATTCTCATCTGTGAATCTCCCGGCCTTGGCTGGGCCTACGATGAGAGTTTCCCCAGCCGACAGGCTGCAATCGATCGACTCAACGTCGATCATCCACACCTTCCGATACGCTGAGGCAGCCATGTGCAAGACCGCCCGCCTGATGTCCTATCGCTTCACGCTCGCAGCGTTCCGCGCGTCCCGCGTGATTCTCGATCTGTTGCCCGGCGCCGACAAGCGCCAGCAGGCGGCACGCCGCCGCAAGGCAACGGCCTACGCCATCAAGCATAACACGCGCAAGCGCCCGGCGCTGTTCCAAGTCGGTAACGGCGTTGTGACGCTGGACCTGCGGGGTGCGCAATGAGCGGGCACAAGTTAGCCGCCACGCTCCGCGAAGTCGCAAGAATGTTTCGCGGATTCGAGACCCTGCAACAGACGTGCCCGAACGTCTACGCACTCGTTCGCGATACGCTCGCCGAATGGGAAAAGGCGGAGGCGGGCGATAAAGCGCTGCATCATAAGCTAAGCGCGCAAGGGGGCCGACTGGGCGCGCACAAACTCGCCGAAGCGCTGCGTTATTTCTCCCGCCTTTCGGTGTGGCCCGAAGACACCCTCCCGCCCGAACATATGGACGATGACAACATCGCCGAAATGGCGGACCCCAATGCGTTCGGGGAATACTTCATCACTTATGCCGCAATCCGTGCCGCTCGTGTAGCGATTGCCGAATGGGACGCGGGGGGCGCAGCGAAAGAGGAGGGCGCGCAGCCGTGAACGCAAGCGACGTGTTGGGGTTCTTGAAATTTGCTGCGCTGTACCTTTCGGCTAGCGCCGCGCTCATACTGTTGGTCGCCGGGATGACCTACATTGCGCAAAAGCACGCCCCGCCTGTCGTTCCTAAAGCCCAGCGCATCGACGCCAACGGGGTGCCGTGTGTGGTTGTGACTCACCGCGAGGCCGTCGCGCTGTCCTGCAACTGGTCGACCACCGCCCCGAAATGGTGGACAGACGAGGAGAAACGCCCGTGAACACGCACGACGAATGCCCGGAATGCGCCATCCCCCGTCCGCTTATCAATCGTTGTTTCGCGCTCGCGATCATCGCCGCTATGGCGCTTTTATGGTGGGCTGGCGAACGCTCGGCAATCATGCCGAGCGCTGAGGAAGACGCATGTAACGCCGTGCGGGAAGTAGCTCCGGAGCTGTCTCCGCGTATCGTCGGGGATTCGTGCGTTGTCTGGGACGGCCTGCAATGGCGTCCGGTCATCACCGATAAACGGTAGCTTTAGGCCGACGAACGGTCGACACATTCACCACAAGCGTGCTACAATGCGCGCACCAACCAAAGGAACCAACGCCATGCAAATGCAGCAAATGACAATGACGCACAAGAACGGCCGGAAGACGGTGGTGACAATCATCCCGTGGAACTCTCCGGCACCGCGACCGTGGGGCAGCGCGTACCGTCAAGTGTTCGTGCCCTACACCGAAGACGAGATGCGCCACCGCCGAGCCGGCAGCACCCGCCGCGGACACGTGCTCGTCGTGCATTCGCGAAAGCTCCGGCCGCTGACGGGCCTTCTCCGCCATGGCGGGACGATCGCGCGGAAACTCGCCGCGTAAACCACCAACCAATCAACTGACAAACGAGGAATCGAGATGAACGTCTCCGCAATCAGCACCGCCGCAGCTGCCACGCTCACCGCCACGGCCGAGCACAAGGCTCCCGACGCTCCGGCCGTGATCGACACCAAGCCCGCACGGCAGTTCAGGCATCTTCTGGAGCAGGCAGCAGGTCACGACCTGCTGGTGACGCGCGCGCGCCCTGCGCTGCGCGATGCCGCCAAGCAAGTGTTCACCGCGCCTGTCACGGTCGCATACGCGGCAGCGTCGCTCGGCATCGACCTGTCTGTCCGCGGACTGGACAAGGACGACGCAGACGCGCGCGCATGGCTGCAGCGCCTGCGCGTCAACCTGCAACGCGCACTCAACGACGCGGGCCTGCTGAAGACGGACAGCGGCAAAGGCCGGAAGCGCGCGTCGGCCAGCCCGAGCGTGACGTTGACGCTGGACAGCATTCTGCGGACGCTCCCCACCATGCCGCCGGAGGAGCTGGACAAGCTGGCTGCTGCCGTCGCCGATCTGCTCACGGCGCAGCTGACCAAGGCGGCCTAAGCCTATACAACGCGCAGCCCGCTGCGATGCGGGCTGGAGGACAGCACGATGAAGGCATACGCTCGGCACGCAAGGCGCGAGGATGCGCCCGCCCTGAAACGGTTCAAGTTGGAACCGAAGTACCCGCACCACCACAGCGACGGCACTCGCCGTCACGCAGAAACGCACCGCAGACAGGTACGCGAGGTGAAGCGTGGCCAACGTTGAGAAACGTTTCGAGCGGCTGGCTTCGGCCGCCTGGCGCGCGTCAGACGGGGCCGTTAATTACGGGGGGTGCGCAGGATTCGCTGGGGTTGTGGGGGCATGCGCGCGCGCCGTGCGCGCGCCGTGCCGGACCTTCCCCGTCGTAGCCCGCATGGACGAAGCCTTCTGGCGAAAAGAATGGGCACGTTCGCCTGGGCCTCGTGCGCTCTCCAAGTCATGGCACATCGTCAGCGCCGTGACGCTGCGCGGCCGCGAATACGTCGTGGACGCAGAATATGGCCCGTTAGAAGTGTCCGAGTTCCGCCGGCTCTGGGACGACGATCTTCGACTAACGCTAGACGACGTCCACGCTACCCCGCGACAGGCGTGGCTCGCCTACAAGCACGCTAAGTGGTGGAATCCGCATTTTCCACGGGAGACCATGGCGGACATCGTTCGCGCAGCGTGGGGCATTTTCCGTCCGCTTCACCGTGTCCGGTCATCGCGAGCGGGCAACGTTAACAGGAGATAATGGCATGGCTTCACGTATCAGATTCTACGTAGGGCATCACGTCAACGGCAAACACCCCGGGCAGGAATTCATCGCTGGTCGCGTACAAGACGCAATGAACTACCTGTCCAGCCGCGCAGGCGGCGTCACCAAGTTCGATGCGAAAGGTGCCTGGAACGGCCTGCACGAACCGTCCACGGTGTTCGAGGTGCTTACGTACGTAGTTCCCTTGGATGGTGCTATCCAAGTGTGGTCCCGCAGACTGCGAGAGCTATTCGATCAGGACAGCGTCATGTTCACCATCGAGCCTGTGCATATGGGCGAGGTGGCGCGATGAGCAATATCGACGACATCATCGCCTACGAAAGCGGTGAGCTGGACGACGACGAGGTCGTCGAGCTGTTCCAGCGGCTCGTCGACTCCGGCGAAGCCTGGAGCCTGCAAGGGCACTACGGACGCACGGCGGCAGCGTTTATTCAAGCGGGCCTCGTGCAAACTCGCTCGAATTAACAGGAGATAATGATGAAGAATTTCGAGAAGCTGGAAGTTGGTGCGACGTACCGCGAACGCGGCGGGTGCCTGGTCAACATCGAACGCGTCGACGGGGATCCGGACCATGCCGGCCCGTTTCACGGCAGGTATCTGACAGGAGAGATCGAAGGCGAGTTGGCTTTCTTTCGCGCAGATGGACGAATAAACTGGAACGATGGGGACCACGGATCTGAGAGTTTCGACCTCATGGAGAAGGTGGCATGAGCACGTTCAAGATTGGCGATCGTGTGCGCATCAAGGCGCTCGGTAGATTCGGGCCAAGCCCGACGCAAGGGCTGTTCGTCGGCAACACTGGAACGGTGCTAGCGCTTCGCCCCAATGGCCTGCTGGGAATCGAGGTCGACAACGGCGAGGGGCCGGGGCTTGGGCCGTGGCACGACGGGTACTGGGGCTTCCTGCCGTCTGCTCTGGAGCTGATCGATGGCTGAAAAGCTGGCTGACCAGACGGACTACCAGTCCGTGTACGGCGAAGATCCGGCGTATCTGCATCTGCCTGATGGCAGGCGCGCAGAGTTTGCGCGCGGAGAGGCCGAGAACCTGGAGGCCAACTGGCGATGGTGGGTCTCTAGCGGTTGCGAGCCTGAAGAACAACTGCCGCTGTGCCCCGGCTGCGCCGTCACCGTGGCCTTCAACATCATGTCGTACTGGGTGCAAACCCAAGGCATGAATCACGTCGAGGTGGCGGACGCCATGATCCGCCTGTTCACCGAGATGAAAGAGAACGGCCCGTTCTATACGGAGCGGTCCGGCATCGTGCGCAGCGAAGGCTGAGCATTAACAGCTGAGAATGGAGGAAGCATGAAGATAACGATCACTGCGCAGCCGGCACAACGCGCGCTTGTCGGGAGGCTCTACCGCCCCAAAGGTGCACGTAACGTGTACATGGCTGTGCATGGCGAGGCGTTGGGGCTGGGCTTCAACCCGCTCATCAACCTGTCGACAGGCGGGGTGTACCACAGCAGTAGCGCATTCGGGACGAAAGGCCCGGACGCGTTCGACGATCTCGGCAACATTGTCACGGTGGTGGAGGACTGATGACCTGGAAATACGACATTGCGCTGGCGCTCATGCAGTACACGCTCGGCACCTACTTCTTCGTCTCCGGTTGTCGCAAGTGCTGGGCACCTGATACGCAGGCCATGATCCGCGGCCTGTTCCAGAGGCTGCGGCTGTCCAACACGCAGCTGCACCTGGTGACGTACGGCCAGGTGCTCGGTGGTGCGGCGCTGCTCACTGGCTTTCTCGATCGCCTTGCAGCTGCGTTGCTCATTCCGATCATGGCGGGCGCCATCTACCTGTCCGCCTGGCCCGAGGTGAAGCAGAAGACAGCAGGAAAGCACTGGTCCGCCCGCGTATCTGGTATCACTGTGTCGGCTGAGGTGTACATGCTCATCGGCCTCATCATGCTCGTGCTGATGGGCACGAGTGGGTGGACGCTGCTGTGAATCTTGGAATAACAGAGGAGAATTAACATGTGTGAATCCCCCAAGACCAGCGCATGCGTGAAAGTCGGCGACAAGATCCGCATCACGACTCCGTGGACCAGGTACGAGCCGTACGGCGTCGGAGACATCCTGTACGTGGACGGGGTGTACGACACATTCGTCACGGTGACTGGTCTGGTGCCCAACGAAGAAACAGTTATTCACTACAACGAATTCGAGGTGATCTGACATGTGCAAGTACGACTGCAAGAACGAAGACGGCTACAAGATCGGAGACATCGTCACCGTGCGCTTTTCGCACGCAGGCCACCCGTTCGTCAGAGGGGAGCGCTTGCTGGTCGATAGGGTTGGCGAAACGTGGGTAGAGGTTAGCCCCGCTGCCGCCGTACAGCACAACGACGAGCGGTGGGCCGCTCTATTCAACGCCGCCGTGACGCGTCCGGTCATCGCCGCCAACGGCGTTGGCCCCGGCGCCGGCCCTGGTGCGCGGCTTGCCGCCACGCTGCGCGCCCTCGGCAAGAGGCTGAAGCGATGACCCTCACGCTACAGCAGGTGTTCGACAAGGCCGCTACGCATCTGCTCAAGCAGGGCGAGCGGTCCGAAGGATACCTTGACATCGACGAGAGCGAACTGGTTTGCATGTACCGTGGCCCAGAAGGGCGCATGTGCGCCGTAGGCGCCCTCATCAGCGACGAAGCGTACAGTACAGCGCTGGAAGGCAAGCGCACGTCCAGCGAGCACGTGAGAGCAGCCCTTAAGGAAAGCGGCTGCCCGGTCGATCCCACCGCTGGAGGTCTGTACGTGCGCTTGCAACAAATCCATGACGCCGCTCCGGAGTCTGAATGGAAGACGCGTCTGGCCGCGCGCGCGCGCGAGTTCAACCTCAACACGGATGCAATCGATGCGCTGTAAGGCGTGCGACAACGCCCTCACGGCTGTGCGCGACAGGGAGGTCGCGCCTGGCCTGGTGCTGACAGAAGACCTGTGCCCGAAGTGCCTGCGCATCGCGCTGGAAGCCGCTGACGAGGCTGACGACAGCGAGCTGGAGCTGGGCGAAGTGCTGGGGATCTTGGGTGTCCAAGCCCCGCCTACGCCCCGCTGAGTTCATCCACCTGGCGCCAGAGACGCCGGGCTTCGTCCGGGTCAACCACGCGTCCCCGCTCTGCCAGGGCGACAGCAAGAGCTTGCGCATCGTACGCAAGGCTGACGGCGCCATCGCCGCCGACTGCTACCGGTGCGGCGCCACGGGGTACGTTCCACCGAGCGGGCACTATCGGCCAAGCCAGCGTCGAGTCGAGGACGACGAGACGAAGGACGTGGACGGCTTCGAGCTGCCGGCGGACGCCACGACGGACGTACGTCGCTGGCCAGCGGCGGCTGGGGCCTGGCTGGCCAAGGCGGGCCTGGGAGCGGAAGCCCTGGCCCGGGACGGGGCGCAGTGGTCGGAGTCCACGCAGACCCTCTATCTGCCCGTGCTTCAGGAGACCAGCGCCTTCGGCCAGAAGCTCGTGGGGTGGGTTCTGAGGGGCTTCGATCCGAAGCGCTACCTCACCCTCACCAGCCAGCCGGCGAGCCTCTGGGCGCTCAGGAGAGGCCCTGACGGGCATTCTGGCCCTGGGGGGACGCTGGTGATCGTCGAGGACGTGCTGTCGGCCATGCGCGTGGCCGAGCTGACGGACGCCCTGGCCCTGCTGAGCGTGGCGATCAAGCCCTCGGCCGTGGCCTGGGTGGCGCGGGAGCGGTACAAGGAGGCCGTCGTGTTTCTGGACGGCGACAACAGCGAGGTGCGCAAGGCCGCGCGCGTCGTCGCGCGACAGCTGTCGTTCCTCCCCGTTCGCATCATCGAAACGGGGCAGGATCCCAAGCTGCTGCCCAAGGCCGAACTTGACAAACTCATCAGGCCAGTGTATACTGGTACTACCCCACAGGAGAACACATGAAAAATTTCGAGAAGCTAGAAGTTGGAGGCGTGTACGTCGACAAGGACGGCGATCGTGTCACGATCGTGAGCAAGGAGCTGGATGGCTCTTTCAAAGGCGTGTTCGACGGGGGCTTCGGTCCGTGGTATCTCAGCGACGGCCGCATCAACTACAACGTCGGACAGCACGGCGACGAGAGTGGCGACCTCATGGAGAAAGTGGCATGAACAGACTGACTGAAGAGCAGCTGCAGGCGCTGGAAGCAGAGGGCTTCACGCGCAACAGGGGCACGGTGCCTGCCGGCGTCGATCAAGACACTTGCATCACCGTCGTCTACTTCGACGGCTTCCGTGCAACCGACAGCGCCTACGAAAATTGTCGCTATTGGACGATCGATGGTGCAGAGAATGATCTGTTCTTCGCAGACATCTCTGCGTTCCGCATCGAGAAACCTGCGCTCTGTGACGGTTAACAGCTGATAATGGACGCCAGACGTTTTCACGACGGCAACGTGCAACAGCTGCAGCCTGATGAAGTGTTCGTGTTCGGCAGCAACTTGGCTGGGCGGCACGGCAAAGGGGCTGCGCTCACAGCCGCCAAGAAGTTCGGCGCGAGCAGAGGGCTCTACGAAGGCTATGCCGGGCAGTCGTACGCCATACCGACGAAAGACGAAAACCTCAGGTCCCTGCCGTACAGCGCCATTCACGGCCGGGTCCGGAGATTCCTCAGCTTCGCGGCGCGCAACCCGTCCAAGACGTTCTACCTCACAGCCGTGGGGACCGGTTTGGCAGGCAAGAGTCCTGAGCTAATGAAAGCCATGTTCGCTGACGCCCCCATGAACGTCATCTTCCCACCGGAGTTCAAATGAAGCGTTGCTTTGACGCCGCTATTAAGCAGGCCGAGCTGGCGCTGGAAGCGTACAACTCGCGATGAGTGCCGCCCAACGCATGGAAGAGCTGCGCAACGTCATGCAGACGTTGCCCGACGACGTACGTGAGAAGAGCATTCTGGCAGGCGGTGCTGTCCGCGCCGTGTTCGACGGCACTGCCACGAAAGACTACGACCTGTTCTTCCGCAGCGCGAAGGACGCTTCTCACGTCGAATCCTGGTTTCTCCGGCATGCCGAGTTCGTGCCGGAAGAGAGCTATCCTACAGCGTTCGCGTTCAGGCGAGACGGCAGGCTGTTCAACCTGGTGATGTTTGGCTTCGGACAGCCTGTTGACATCATCGCAGGCTTCGACTTCAGGGCCTGTCAGCTGGCGGTGGAGTTCCCTGCCACGGCGCCGCGTGGAACGCTGGTGCCGGGGCCGCACGCAGCGACAGACGCGCTGATGCGCCGGCTCGTCGTCGTCAACAACAACGGAGACGAGCGCACGCTCAAGCGTATCAAGCACTACGTCGAGGACTACGGCTACACGCTTGAAGCGCCTGTGGAAGCGACGAAGGTGGACATAGAGCTGAAGCTGGACGTTGTGCGCGCAGCACTGGCGTCTATGCCGCGCTCAGGACGCGGCTCGACAGTCGTCTACTAACGGAGGTGTGTGATTGACTACGACGTGATCGCGGCTCTCGCCGAGAGGGAACCGTACGAACGGTTCCACAAGTTCGTGAACAAGTCGGCCCTGACGGAAGACGCGTACGCCGTGTTCTCCGCCATGGGCGAGTGGTTCGCCAACAACCCCAACGACATGCGCATACAGTGGCCAGCGTTCAGCGCTTGGTTCCTTCTCGTGAGGCACGCCAAGATGCCGAAGCAGAAGCTCGCCGCTATGCGCGAAATCCTCGGCGTCATCGCCGAAAAGGACGTGAACGATGTGCAAGTGTCAGCAGGTCCCCTCATTCAGGGCCTTACAAGGCGAGAGTACGCTGCGAAAGTGGCTGACCTCGCCCTTCGTATCTCTGATGGCGATCACTCGGTTGACTTCGGGGCAATCGGAAAGCTGCTCGCTGAATACGACGCCGCAAGCGGGCGATTCGACGCCGCCGAGCGCTTCATAGGGCAGTTCAGCGCGGAGGTGCTGGAGTCAACGTCAGGCCCTGGCCTGGAGTGGCGCCTCAGCGAGAGCCTGGGCAAAGGCGCTGGCCCCATTCGACAGGGCGACTTCATCATCTTCGGCAAACGCCCGGACGCTGGCGGCACTACGTTCCTGGCGAGCGAAGAAACATGGATGGTTGACGAGCTATTGCCTGGCGAGCACATCGTCCACTTCAACAACGAAGAAGCTGGCAACAAGGTGAGATCGCGCATCATGCAAGCTAGGCTCGGCTGGACCACAGCTGAGATGGACGCAGATCCGCAGGCCACGTTCAAAGCGTACGCCGACTCGCTGCCTGATCCGCAGATGATTAAGGTGTACGACAAGCCGCAACTCACAACGAGCGAAATCGAGGACGTACTGGCCAAGTACAAGCCCAGGCTTGTCGTGATGGACCAGCTGTGGAAGGTGAAGGGGTTCGAGCGCAACGGTGAGGACCACGATCGCCTGATGGGCCTGTTCAGCTGGGCGCGCGAGATGGCCAAGACGTTCGCTCCTGTCATCGCCGTTCACCAGCTCGGCGAGAAAGCAGACGGCCTGAAGTGGGTGGGGTACGAGCACCTGTACGGCTCGAAGACTGGGATCCAAGGCGAGGCCGACCTCATCATCACGATGTCGCGTCTGTACGAGAACGGCAACCGCCGCTACTTCTTCCTGCCGAAGAACAAGCTGAAGACGCCGGGCGACGAGGCGTTCCGCAACGGCAAGTTCACGGTGGAAATCCAACCAGAGATTGCCCGCTATCGTGACACCACGTAAGCTGTGCCCAACAGAGCGCTGTGCGCTCGAAGGAGACTCTATGAATCCCGAACTCACGAAAGACGAGTACGGAATGTTTTCGCTTAACAACCTCACCACGCAACAGGTCGGGGCCCTTCGGTTCCTGCTTGCGCAGGCGTTCAACATGGACGGCGAGCACCCGTACATGGACGACGTGTACAACGCCATCCACTTTGGGCCTGACAGCGCAGACACCCTGGGCGTTTCTTTCAGATGGGCGCGCGCGAACGTGGACGCTATTCGTGAAGTGGTGGCGCCGTGAGCGTCGCACCTGAACATGAAACTTCCTGATCGCGTCTTCGCCTACGACGGCGAAACCACGATACGCAACCGCGGGGAAGGCGCCGTCGGCAGTCACCAGGCTAGCCCGTTCCACCCTGACAACTTCCTGGTGAGCTGGGGCGAAGCGGCGACACACGAGTTCACGTACATGGACTTCTATCGTTCCAGCGACACAGACGTCGCTGGCGCCCCGCAGTGGCTGCTGGACGCTGTGGCTGGCTTGGCCATTACCGTGCCGATGCACAGCGCCACGTTCGATCTGCTGTACGCCATGAAGACGTGGCCCGAGCTGTTCAAGCAGGCACTGCCAAACCTGCGCGTCTGGTGCACCATGCAGGCGGCGTATATGCTGAGCGGGCAAACGCAGACGATGCCGTCGCTCGACAGCGTGGCAGCGTCGTACGGCCTGCCGCTGAAGGACAGCCGCATCGCAGACTACTGGGCGCAAGGAATCGACACCACGCTCATCCCGAAGGACGAGCTGCTGTCGTACCAGAAGCAGGATGTGCTCAACCCGCTCGACATCTTCCTTCGTCAGTGGGAGGAAGCCGCCGATCGCGGCATGCTGCAGCTCATGCTCTACAAGATGGACGACATCCTGGCGTCAGCTATCCAGACGTGGAACGGGATGAAGTTCGACCTGGCCAAGGCCGACGAGTTGGCGCAGGAAGTGGAGGCGCAGCTCGACGCTGCCGAGCAGGCCATCGTAGAGGTGGCCAGCGCCGGCTACTTCGCAGAGGACTTTGAGTTCATGCCGTCCTCCGCCGCGCACCTGTCCGCCTTGCTGTTCGGCGGAGAGTACAAGGTGGTGCGCGACGTGCCTGTGCTCGACGCTGACGGCAACGAGGTGCTGTACAAGGGCGGCCAGAAGGCCGGCCAGGTGAAGACGCGCAAGGAGCAGGTGGTGCTCAAGACGCGCGGCCTCGGGCTGAAGCCGCCGGCTGGCGTCAAGGCCACTATCCACGGCTACAGCACAGCTGACAACGTGCTGGAGCTGCTGGACCACCCTGTCGTCGAGCAGTTGCGCGCATGGCGCGGGTTGAGCAAAGACCTGGAAACCTACTACAGGGGCTACGCTTCGCTCGTGTTCCCGGACGGATGCCTGCATCCGAACTACAACAACGAAATCGCAGCGACAGGGCGGCAGTCGTGCTCAGCCCCCAACCTGCAGAACGTGAGCAAGACGGAGGACTAAGCGCGATGCGCAACTGGAGTTCCACGCCTGTGGCTTGGAAGAATGAAACGGACTACGGCCCGGCTTACAGCTTCAGCGACGACTTAGTTCGCGCGTTCCCTGGCATTTTGAGTGTGCCGGAACCCAGCGGAAGTCAGGTTGATGAGCGGATGGTGCGGCGGGCGTACGCCGCCTACCTAGTCGCCACAGGCGACAGGAAGGACGCGATCCGCGCGGCTCTCGTCGCTGCTCTTCGAGCGGAACCTAAGGACCAAGAACGTGAGCCGGATTAAGGAGTGCTTCGTCACGCGCTTCCCAGAGGGGGCGCTCGTGGAAGCAGACTTCAGCCAGCTTGAGGTGATTGGCCTGGCTGCGCTATCACAGGACCCGCAGCTGATCGAGGACCTGCGCGCAGGGCGTGACATGCACAGGTTCTTTGCAGCGCAGTTGTACAACAAGACAGAGGAGGAGGTGACAAAGGCAGAGCGAACGCTCACCAAGCGCTTCACGTTCCAGCTGCAGTACGGTGGCGGTGCGCAAGGCTTGGCCAAGAAGAACCGCGTGTCGGTGGAAATCGCCAAGCGATTCATCGAAACCTACTACGGCCGCTACTACGTCGTCAAGGACTGGCAGGACACGAACGTCGACTTGGTGCAGCGCTCTCGTACTGACTCCGGGCAGATGACGCCAGGCGGCAACAACATGGGTCGCGGCTCGCTCATTTCGCCCACAGGACGCGAGTACGTGTTCTTCGAGCAGGACCCACAAGCTGGCTTCAGACGGCAAGAGCCGTCGTTCAACCCGCCCGAAATCAAGAACTACCCTGTGCAGGGCTTTGCCACAGGCGACGTGATGGCGATCTATCGAGGCATGGTGCTGCGAGACCTCATCGCAGCGGGCGAGCTGGACAACATTCTGCCGATCAACACTGTGCACGACTCCGTCATGTACGACTGCCGCACGCAGGAACATGTTCGCATCATTCACGACATCCTGAAGGACAACGCGAATGCGCTGATCGATCTGTTGGAGGACGTGTGGGGCATCGAGGTGCCCGTCCCGTTCAACATCGAAGTTTCACAAGGCCCGACGTGGGCCGACCAAACCGTCATCAACACCAACAACGAGGGCAACTGACACATGGCACGTCGACAGAAAATCACTGGCGTCATCGAAGCGATCAACCGCACCGGCAAGAACATCAAGCTGGACGACGGTGAGTGGTACAGCGCGTACAAGCAGCAGGACCTGAACGGCGCCCAGGTGGGCGACGAGGTGGAGTTCGACATGGAGCCGCGCGAGTCCGGCGGCACGACGTTCTACAACATCAAGGGCGGCGTCACCATCCTGGGCGAGGGCGCTCCGCCCGCGCAGCCCCAACGCAGCTCCTCGGGCGGCGATCGACAGGCCCAGCGGGGCCGGGGCGGTCAGTCCCAGGGCCGCGGTGGTCGGGAAGCGCCCCAGGAACGCTCTGAGCGCGCGTCTGCGGGGCGCGGAGAGGCTGCCCAGGGGGGTGGTGGCTCTGCCAACGCGCAGGCCCGTGAGCGCTCCATCCAGCGCCAGGTGGCCCTGAAGGCTGCCGTCGAGTTCTACGCCGAGTCGGCCGACGCCACGGTGGAGGGTGTCATCCAGGCGGCTGAGGTGTTCGCCGAGTTCCTGGAGAGCTGATGCGCCGCTTCCAGTGGCTTCCCGGGAGGGGGAAACGCCCCCTCCCGGGGCTTCCGAAGAGGACCGGGCTCTACTGGTCCACCCTCGCGTTCATCTACATGCTGCTGATGGAGGACCATGGGCCGACGACTGGCCCTGATTGACGGCGACGTGCTCGTCTATCGAGCAGGCTTCGCCAGCGATGCCCGCGCCAAGGAGCGCGGAGAGGAGCGCGAACCGTTGGAGTTCGCACTTAACGCCGTCAACACGACGTTGCACGGCATCCTGCAGGGGGCGCAAGCCAAGGACTACCTCGTCTACCTGTCCCACCCTGTCAACTACCGAGAGGAGCTGTTCCCGGAGTACAAGGCCAACCGCGACGTCACACACAAGCCGAAGTGGTACGACGAGATTAAGCACTTCATCCTGGAGCGGCACAACGCACTCTACAGCGCGCAGGGGGACGAGGCTGACGACGCCCTGGGCATCCACCAGATGGCGGCCATGTGGAGCGACGAAGAGACGATCATCTGCTCGATCGACAAAGACCTGGACATGATCCCGGGCCTGCACTACAACTTCTCGAAGAATCGTGTCGCCAACGGCGTGTACGAAATCGAGGATCCGGAAGGACTGCGCCTGTTCTACCGGCAGATGGTGACGGGCGACAGCACGGACAACATCCCGGGCATCTACAAGCAGAAGGGCGTCAAGGCCCAGGAACGTCTGATGGCACCGATCGACGCCATGACCTCCAACCGTGACATGTACGACTACGTGCTCCAGCTGTACGGCGAAGAGCATCGCGAGTTCCTGCGGATCAACGGTAAGCTGCTGTGGATCAAGCGTGACGATACCTGGTGGGAGCCGCCGCTTTGAATCACAACAAGCTGGAGGGACCAGAAATGAGGTACGAAGAACTGACCACCCCCGAGGCCGTCCTCGCCGCGTTCGAGGCGGGGCGGCATGTCGAATACATGGCGCCGACGCGCGGCGGCCGCGCCGCAATGTGGCTGTCTGCGCGGGTCGGCCTCGCGCAGGACGAGGTCGGCGACCTTGTCGTGGACGGCTACATTTTCCGCGCCCTGATCGAAGAGCCCGCGATCCCCGCCGGCTTCACGCCTTGGGCCGGGGGCGAGTGTCCGGAGGATGCGCGCGGTAAGCGTCCGGCGCTACTTTTCCGCGATGGCATGCTCAATCCGCGCTCTGCTGCTCCCGGCCACCTTATCGACTGGAGGCACCGCGGGCATCGGACCGACATCATCGCCTACCGCGTCGAGAGCGAGCCGAAGCCCGAGCCCGCGCCGTCCTATGTCGAGGCGCAGGCGCTGCAGTGCGCGTCGCAGCATATGGGGCGCGATGCCGATGCAAGGCTCGCGGAGGCGTGGCTTTTCACCCGCGACGATCTTCTTGAATTCGCCCGCCGCCTGCGCCCGCAGGTGGACGATGCGATGGTGGAGCGGGCTGTTTCAGCGTTTGGAGATGGCGATGGGTTTGTGCCCCATGAACGTGACGCAGCCCTCTGGAAAGAGAAGATGCGCGCCGCCCTCACCGCCGCGCTGAGCCCGACCAGCCCTGAGGCCGACGATGGCTGAGTCGAAAGTGGTAGTGCATTATCGCGTCGGACCGCAGGCCGTAAGCGAGCTGGTGCTGACGCTAGCCACGAACGGCGTCACGCAGATTGCAGCGCTTCTAGTACCTGACAGCGCAGAGGACGGCCTATGGGCCGTCTCCCACCCACCCATGTTGGAGGACTGATGCGACAATTCGACACTGGCGCAACGCGCGACACGGACGTTGACAAGTACGACTACGAGGGGTTCCTGCACCCGTCCGTGCTGGAGGCGTACGCAGCCTACATGCACAAGAACCGTGTGCAGGCTGACGGCAAGCTGCGCGACAGCGACAACTGGCAGAAGGGCATCCCTAAGGATGCCTACATGAAGAGCATGTTCCGCCACTTCATGGACGTGTGGAAGGCGCACCGTGGAGTTCCTGGCGACAACGCCGACATGGTGGAGAATCTGTCGGCGCTGCTGTTCAACGTCATGGGGTACATGTACGAAGAGCTTCGCGAGGAGCGGCAACGTGCCGAGCCGACGCCATTCGACGGAACATACCGGCCCAGAGACCGCGTGATAATCGTAGCTGAGGAGGATACTGGCGGGCACTACGGTAACGGTGACACTGGCGAGGTGGTTCGTCTGTCGCCGCGCGGCTACCTGTGGGTGTACGTAGACCGCATGGGGGAAGATCACGTCATGCACCCGCGTGAAGTGCGCCTGGTCTCGCGTGGGTAAAGCCCGCACCCCGCCTTTCAAGGCATACCCAGAGTGGAGTGAGGCCCGCTTCTGGACCTTCTTGCGCAGCGGGCTGCGCGCGAAATGGATGCGCTGGCCGCCGCGCGCGGCTGTGAAAGCCGCGGCAAGGCGCCCGTACGTTGGGAGCAAGAAGAAACAGAAGTGGGAGTACCAATGCAGCGCGTGTTCTGGTTGGTTCCCAGACAAAGAGACAGCGATCGACCACATCATCCCGGCGGGGCAGCTGCGAAGCTGGGAGGATCTGCCAGGCTTCGCCGAGCGACTGTTCTGCAGCGCTGACGGGCTGCAGGTGCTGTGCGACGTGTGCCATCTTGCCAAAACGAAGGAGGAGCGATCGTGATGTTCATAGAGCACAAGCCGTGGCTGTTCTACGGCCTGACCGCGGCGGAGTGGGCTTCGCTAAGCGACGACGAAAAGAACGAGCTGGTGGGCGACACGCTGTACGTCAGCCCGCAGAGGTGCGGCCCCGCCGGCTGTGAGGTGCCTGCGTGAAGAAACCCCGACGACATCTCATCATCCCCGACACGCAGGTGCGGGCAGGCGTTCCGCTTCCGCACATGCGATGGATCGGGCAGGCCATCCGCGACTACAGGCCCGATGTGGTGGTCCACATGGGCGACCACTGGGACTTCAGCAGCGTGAGCCGGCACAGCGCGCCTGGCACGCTGGGCAAGGAAGGGCAGCGCCTGAAGGCCGACATCGACGCAGGCAACGATGCGCTTTCTGCACTGACGGCGAGCATGGGCAGGCACAAGCCGCGCATGATCCTTCTGCGCGGCAACCACGAGCACCGGCTGCTTCGCTACATCAGCGACCATCCGGAGCTGGAGGGCCTGATCGGCGATCACATGCTGCTCGATCGTGACCTGGGCTGGGAAGTGGTGGACTACGACAACGGCGCTCCTGCTGCCATCGAGCTGGACGGCGTGCAATACGCGCACTACTTCACCAACCCGAACACGGGCAAGCCGATCAGCGGCTCCATCGCCAATCGCATCGCCAAGATCGGCGGATCGTTCGTGCAAGGTCATCAGCAGGGCCTCGACCGCGGCAGCTTCCAATACGCCACGGGCAGGCGCGCCATCGGCATCGTCGCCGGCAGCGCCTACCTGCACGACGAGGACTACAAGGGCATGGCCAACGCGCACTGGCGCGGCATCCTCGTGCTGAACGAGGTGAAGAACGGACAGTTCGACGAGATGCCCCTGTCTATGGACTACCTGGCCCGCAAGTACGAAGGAGTGAGCGTGGGGCGCTACCTGCGCCACAACTACAAGAACGCACGCGAGCGGTTCACGCTCGCAAGGGAGGAATGATGACCAAAGAGCAGCTGCGCGAACGAATCCTGCAGCAGTACGACCCTGACCAGCTGGTGGACCTGCTGGGCCTCACTAGCGAAGAACTGCTGGACGCCTTCGACGACCGCGTGACGGTCGATCGTTTCCCCGAACTCAACCTGGAGGGCTCCGCGCCTGATGAAGAAGATTCCGAGTAAGTTCTCGCTGCTGGGCCTGGACATCAAGGTGCAGCAGCTTCCGTACGACGCGCTGCAGAAGAAGAACCGCGAGCTGGCGGCCAACGCCGGCCGCAACGCCGACGACACCGTCAACGTACTTGGCCTGTGCGACCACGGCAGCGGTACGCTGTACATCATCGCAAAGGATCTGAAGCGGTGGTCAGAAGAGTTCAGGCTCTCCGTTTTCCACCACGAGCTGGCCCACGGCCTGCTGTATATGGCAGGCCGAGGCGATCTCTCCAGCGACGAAGCCTTGGTGGACGTGCTCGGCAATCTCATCCTACAGGCAGACAAGACGGCGGTGTACGAATGAATATCACGACGCGGCAAGAAGCACGCATTGGGAAATCCCTCGACGAACTCCCGGTCAACGCCGGCGAGGTGGTGTACCGTCTGCAAGACGGAGAGCGCACCTACTACCTACGCCACGGCGATGGCGGCTGGGTGCACATGGAGAGAGCAATTCTAACCCGAGTCCTGGCGGACCGGAGCCTGCCCGTGTGGTTCAAGTTCAACGGGCGTTTCGAGGCCATCGACGAATGAAGCGCGTATCGCTGACCGTCACGGTGTTCGATGAAGACGAGGGCACAGAAGGCACGTACATCGACGAAACCTTCGACCTCGAAGACCTAATCGGCACCAGTCAAGAAGCGCAAGACGGCTGCAACCCGTGCGAGTTCGGCACGGAGATTCTGACCCTCATCGCCGAAGCTGCCGCAGGCATTGAAGGCACTGATTGAACGACTACCAGAAATTCATCGCAATGTCCCGTTACGCTCGCTTCCTGCCCGACGAGGGCAGGCGCGAGACGTGGCGTGAGACGGTCGATCGCTACATCGACAAGCTCGTGTACCCGACGATCTACCCCCTGCTTGGAGACCTGGACGCTCCACATCTGGCCGAAGAGCTGCGCGAGGCCATCTTCAACATGGAAGTGCTGCCGTCCATGCGCGCCCTGTACACAGCAGGGCCTGCGCTGGACGAGGACGACACGGCCTGCTACAACTGCGCGTACATGCCAATCGACAAGGTGGAGGCGTTTAGCGAGGCCCTGTACATCCTCATGCGCGGGACGGGCGTCGGCTACAGCGTCGAGAAGCAGTACGTCAGCAGGCTGCCTGTGGTTCCACGGGCGTTCGAGAGCGTCCCTGAGGCGTACGTCGTGCATGATTCCAAGGAAGGGTGGGCC